TATTAACTTTTTTCATGTTTTCTGATCTGGATACCCATCTTAAATTATCTAAACAATAGTTTAAAATATTACCATCGACATGATCTACATCAATACAATTACGAGGATTAGGTATAAAAGCTTGAGCTGCAATTCTATGAATACGAAGTCCATAACCTGGAACAGCAAATCTAGGATAATGATCTGTTGCAGTTGAATTAATTGTTAAAATTTTTCCTGTATTTTTATTTTGCACATAAGGAAAAATAGGTCCTTTATCTTTCATATAAGGATTTATTCCACCTGTTTTAAAAATGTAATATGTATCTTTTGGAATATCACTAAACTTTTTACTATTCCTTCTCCAAAAATCATTGTCAGGAATATTAGATATATCAAATGATTCAATATCATTATAAATAATTTCTTCTGGAAATAATGATATTTGAGACATTAATGTAATGTTTTATGATTGAAAGGTTCTGTATTTTCAGATTGTTTTAAAACTGTTTCTATAACTTCTTTAAACTCACCTGGATATTTAAACACAGTTTTATATAATCTTAAAGATTGAGCCATCATTGTAGATGCAACCATCTGTGGTTCATTAGTTCTTAAAACTAATTCAACCATTTTATCAAATAATTCTCCATAAATTATTTCAAGCTCTAGCTCCTTATTCTTTTTTGTTTTTTTCATTTTTTATTTAAATACATTAAATAAATTATAATGCACATTACAACGATGGCTGTGATTTCTGCATACACTATATTTACAACTGTTTGAGTCATTTTACTTTCTCATACAAGGTTTTAAATATACGTTTTTTCTTAACATGGCACCAATAACCATAATAGCCGGATATTTTTCTTTTCATACTGGTAACCCCGCATCATCAATATTCTCTAACATTTCTTCTTCTGTAAATGTTATCTCACCTTGTGATTTGCATTCTTTACATTGATACACTTCACCATAGCAATCTCTACGATATCCATTACCATTACAATCATGACAAATAATTTTATGTGTCCTGTTTTCCGTGTCCATTTGTTCTTTCTCCTCTATTTTGTTTATAGAACTTTATTAGTTTGTTAAGCATTTTAGATCTAGTTCTACTAGTCTTGTCTGCCATAACTCCCAACTCTTTCCAATCTGCTATAGCAACAGAAAGGGACTTATATTTAGCTGTATCAGCCATTTTTCTTCTCCTTTTATTGTTTATACTCTCTGTGAAACTATATGGGAAGATATACTATAAAGTCAAGTGTTGCATTAAATTTATTTTTAGTGTATTGTGGAGATCTCTTCTCACACCTTTTGTTTGCTCGTCCTAGTACAACTAGGGCGGGCATTCATTATCTTCTTCCTTGACCGTTATATTCTTTTCTATCGTTACGTTTATTAGGGCTTTTAGAATGACGTCCTGGACGTTTCTTATTAGATTGTTTAATGAATAGACCGTTACCTACATTTACTTTTCTAGCCATTATTCTTTAATCTCTTTGATTCTCTTAATTCCATGTTTATCAGTTTCAACAATAGCTTTTATTTCTTTGCACTGCCATTTAGTAACATCATTAGTTCCATCACGTTCCACTTTTCTTTTTTGCTCTAAACACTCTGCAACATTAGCTTTAGGTGAATAACCTTCTAATTTTCCATTCATATACATTAATAAAGCAAATACAGCTTCAATCATTACTTACCTCTAACTGAATCTAATTCTTTTTCTAATTTATCTACTTTCTTTTCTAATTGAGATATTAATACTTTTGTATGAACGTTTTCTTCTAATTGTTTTGTATGTTTTTCTATTGTTTTAGCTTGATACTCAATCAACATAAATAGTTCTTGATTCTTTGGAGTTTGATCTGCTTTTTTTAATAAATCTTGAGCCATTAATTTTTCATTAGTTTCTAATCTATTAAGTCTTTCAACTATGCCAAAATACGTCCACACTGCTACAACAATAGCAGATATAATTGCTACTATATTTTTAACTGGTAATGCTACACTTGTTTGGTCACTTAATTTAAATTCACTACTCATTTTTGAACTGTTTCTGTCATTAAACCTATTCTTTTACTGTTTGTAATTGGAATGTATTTAATAACTCCGTTAATATATTGTTCTACTTCTTCACCACACAGAGAACATCTGTAGAAATCTTTATATAAGAATAACAAAGGTGATAACAAATTGCAATAGGGACATATGCCATGTTCTATTCTGGCTCCTAAATGTAATGGTTTTCTAAATTTTTTTGTTTTCTTTGGCATCTATTTGATAGAACATATCATCTGTATCTTCTAATTGCCAACTTCTATTTTCTACGTTCCACTCCGTAGTTTGTACTTTATAGTCCGGCCAATGTGTTGAAGTTGTAAAGCTAGGAATACTCCACAGAATACGATTATTAGGTTGAGCTGCATAATTACCGTTATCAAGAGCCAAAATGTGAGCACACTTATGTTGATCAGGAATTTCGGAATGTTCAGTATCCAATATATTAGGTTCCGGATGTGCCCAATCCACAGTGAATAAATATTGTCCATGAATAAACTTTTTGTCTTTACCTAAATATTTACAACGCTGTCCAATTAAAAAATCAAAAGTAGTAACAGCAGGATAATAACTAAATGAATTCCATAGCTCAAGATCTTCGAGATCTTGATGTTCCATTTTTCCTTGATGCACAGTACCGCTGATTCCTCCTTGAAGAAAAGCACTGATAGGAAGCCGCCAATATATTGCACCATTCGTAAGTAAAGCATGAAATAAGATTGCACGCCCTGGAATGCTTGCAATAGCAAAGACCACACAATCTTCAGTTTCGCCGTGATGTTTTCGTAAGTCATATAAATATTCTCTCCTTATTTTACAGTATATGGGTGGTATATTAGCATTTAAATAAGACATTGTATATTATTTAATATCTCCCCAATTATCTCCTGATTCATAGTCTACTTTATTTGGTATTTCTAATTTAACAGCTGATTCCATAATTTCAATTATTTTACTTGCGTGTTCTGGTGATTCAACTGATATATCAACTTCATCATGTATTTGTATATGGGGTATAATACCTTCTTCATGTAATCTTATCAAAGACATCTTTGTCATATCAGCTGCTGATCCTTGTATTAATCTATTTAAAGCTCTGTAAGTAAAAGCTCTTTTGATACCAAAAGTATATTCCTTTTGTGCATCTTCTAATTTTTTAGGTGTACCTGTATTAAATGTTAATGGTTCCCACATATCAAAATGACAAATTCTACCTTTTAAAGTTCTAATAACTCCAGATCGTTCTGCCTTGTTAGTTGTGCTTTTCATTAATTGTTTTATGAATGGTGCTTTAGCATGATACTGTGCAATTAATTTTTCTGCTGCTTCTTTCATTAAACCTAATTCAGCCATTAATTTATTTTTACCCATACCATACATCAATCCAAGATTAATTGTTTTAGCTTGTGATCTTTCAATTCCTGCCATCTTTGCAACTGCTGCATGGAAATCTGCTTCACCACTAATATATGCATTTGCAATTTCATCAATACCATCTAACTTTTGTAGTTTAGCATAGTGAACTAATATTCTTGGTTCTTGTTGTGAGTAGTCAAACACCCCCCATTTACAATTTTCTTCTGGAATAAATATAGATCTAATCAATGGACCCAACTCTTTATGCCTTACCGGAATCTGTTGTAAATTTGGATTAGACATTGAAAATCTTCCTGTCACCGTTCCACCATCATCAGATCGTATTTGATTTATGTCTGCATGAATTCTTCCGTTATGAGAATGTTTTGTAATTGTATCTATAAAAGTTGTGTGTGATTTATTAATCTCTCTTGCGTTTGCAATTGATTGCGCAAGTTCATGTGGATGATTTGCTAAAAAATTTCTTGTAAAACTTGGAGCTCCGGTTTTTTCTGTTTTATCATACGGAAGTTTAAGTGCATCAAATGCCTTTGCGATAGATGCTGCAGCCCATAATTCCACATCAATCTTGGTTAACTCTTTGATTTTAAACAATAATTTCTTTTCTTCTTCTATTAATTTTTTCTTAATTTTTTCTGCTTTTTCTAAATCTACTCTTACACCTTTAAATCTCATATCTACTAAACATGGAAATAATTTTGTTTCCATATTAAATATATCTACAAGATCTTGTTTATTAATTTCTACTTTCATTTCATGCCAAAGTTTTAAGGTAGATTCTGCATCTCTTTCTGCATACTGACCAACAAACATAGATGGAAGTTTCCATAAATCTTTTTTAGGATTGATTCCATATTCTTTCGCTGCTGCTTGTAATACTGCTTCATCTTTACCAATCCCTGCATATTCTTTTGCAAGTGTATCAAGACGATAACTTAATCTATTTTCATCAACGAGTGATGCTGCAATCATAGTATCTCTAATATCTTTTGGTAAGGTAAGTCCTGTTGATCTTAACCAAGATACATCATACATTGCGTTGTGAAATATAAATGTAGCATCTTGTTTAAATAAATCTTGTACCCAGTTTAAAACTAATTTCTTATCCATATTACCGCCGCCTTCATGTGCAATTGGATAATACGCTGACCAACCTTCTACTGCTACTGCAACCCCTACAATTTTACCACGACCAATCACGTTCCCCGATCCTAGCTCCATTAAATCCGGATCGCAGGTCTCTAAATCCACTGCTATTTCTTTATGACCGCGTAGATCTTTTAATTCTTCCGGAACCACCCATTCTGTTTGTGGTGTAAATAAAACTTGTTGAAATGTTCGTGTCATTTGTCTTTATAATCTCTTTCTAAAATCATTTCTAAATAATGAATTGCTTTTAATATATCTTCCTTCTTACCTTTTAATCTATGACGACAAATGTATTTAATCGCATTGCCTTCCGCAAAAGGTAAATTGTTTTCGTTTATAAATATAGATGGCTGTATCTTCATACTTTTATAATGTTTACCACCTACTTGTCTAAAGAATGCTTTGTTTGTCATATAATATATGCTTTGTTAAAATCTCTTGGATCTACAATGTGAAGTTCTTTTTTAGCTCTGGTACAAGCTGTGTAATATAATCTATGTAAATCATCTGGATCATCTTCGCTTTGTCTTACAGCGGCAGCAGTTAGATCAGTTAGAATACAAATGTTATCTTGTTCACCACCTTTAAATGAGTGAATTGTAGACAAAAGAATTCTAGGAGTCTTGTTTATCTTCTCACCATTAGCTCTCATATTACGAATATAATTTTCTGTAATTGTATCAACACCTTCAAATGATTCATACCATACTTTATTAGTAAGTAAACCATGATTTTGCATACAGTCGTTTATTAAATATTTTTCTTCTGCTTTTAATGTTTTAGCATCTCTGTATCCAGGAGTTATATTTGCCCCTAAATATTTATAGATGTTTTTTATTTGAAGATAATTTAAAGGTGTATTGTTTCTAAAGTCTTCCCAATTACTTAATGCAAGTAATAAATCTAATGATATAGAATTAATTCCTTTGTATTGATAATACCATCCTTGTAATTCACACAATTCTTTAACATCATTTAAAAAGTGATTAGCTGTTGCGAGAACTGTCCAATTTCCTTTAGACATATCTACTTGAGTAATATCAGTATAATATCTTAATAAACCTGTTTCTTGTCTTGGTTTATAATCTTTTTCATATCTATTTTTAACTCTTGATATAATTCTTTGTGATAATTCGTGTATAGGACCACCAGGAATACGATAAGATTGATTAAGCGTCCTGATCTCGTCCACCTCATCTTTTAGCGCTATAAAGTGATCTACGTCGGCCCCAGCCCACTTAAAAATGGCTTGGTCATCATCCCCTGCAATATATGTTTTTTCTGCGTTTTTCCATATAGATTTGATTAATTTCCACTGTAAATATGATAAATCTTGTGCTTCATCTATAAATAATACCTTAAATTTAGGAGCTAAATCTCTTTCAACAAATTCTTCTAACAAATCTGTAAAGTCTTTTAATCCTTTTTCTTTTTTATATCTTTTCAATTCTTGGTCAATTAAATACAAAGTATTTCTTTCCACATCTAATAAATTTTTTCTTGAATCATAACACTCAAGGAGATCTATACCTTTGACTCTTGCTGTGTTAATAATGGTTAAGTATTCATTATCTGAATTAAATATACCATCTTCCTCCGAATAAGATGCAGTCTTAATAGGTATGTTACATTTAACTCCAAATTCTCTGTAATCCTCTGGACTCATCATTCTATCTCTAGTCATATTTAATAATTTAAAACACAAAGAATGAATAGTTCTAAAATAAACTAAATCATGTTCAGGACTTAATTCAAATTTTTGTGCAGCTCTTGTTGCAGCTTCTGTTGCAGCTTTTTTACTAAAAGAAAAATAACCTATTTCTCTTGGTTTAATTCCTTGTTTAATAAATTCATCTACCAAGTTTAACAACGTTGTTGTTTTTCCAGTTCCTGGTGGTCCTAGTATTATTGTTTTCATATTTTTTTAACCTCCTTTCTAATATTTTTTTTTGTAATTTTGTTTTATCTAATTCTTCTTTTAATAATCTGTATTTTAAAAACCAATTTATTCCTATCATTAAAAATGTTCCTCATGATATTTAACTTGTGATATAGATGCATCAATCTTCTTCATAGTTTTAATCTTAACAAGTCTAGGTTCTTGACCTTTAATTTTCATTCTAGTTTCTTCTACAAAGATTTTATCTTCTTTCAAAGATTTAATTAAATTACCTGTTTTAGATTTATCCATTTCCCAATGATTCTTTTTACAAAAGTTGTAAAAGTCTTCCATTCTAAAATAAGTAAATTCTCTTTTGTCATCTGTATATGGAAGTTTATTAAAGACATCTTCCATTGTTCTTGCATTCTGTCTATTGGTTGTCCAATCTTGCAATAGTGAAATTATTTGATTTTTAGGATCCAATGATTCTAAAGGTTCTACTGTTTCCATTCTCTCTATTAATGGTTTTAGATAAAATTCTCTCCAATCTTTATCTTTTAATTTAGGTATAACAAGATCTGCTTTTTCAAGTAATGCAATAGAGAACATAACTGGATTTGCTAAATGTTCTGTTTTTAATTCTACTCTTCTTAAAGTTTCTCCTTCACCTACATTTAAAAAATACTGTGGCGGATTAGAATTATATTTCATTAAATTACTTAACAAAGGCATAGCATCTTCTTCAGAACCTACACCAAATTTTTTAGTTCTACATAGGGATGCATTACAAACATCTACAATTGGTGGAAGTTTACATCTATATTTATCGTAACCTTTTTTACCAACTGATTTTAATAACTGTTGTACTTCACTATTACTTAATGGTTTTGTCATGTATTTAAGATTAGCTTCGACGACTTTATCTTGCCAAGTATCTGGATCTGATTGTTTAAAATATATGGCAATATTAAACAATGCATTGTTCCTAGATCCTTCGCTAAAGCCATCGCGAGCTAATCTATTTAAACATGGAGGCCCATCTTTAAATGCTTCTTCTATTTTTTCTTCTTTGATTTCAATTTTCTCAACTTCTTCCCTGCTGCACGCATAAACATCATAGAGCTTATAAAATTCCTCAAGTGACACAGCGGCGCCATTATCGTCGAAAGCATATCTTAATCCTTTGGTTTGGTTATGGTAGGGAAGATTTAAAAAATTACCTGTGTCCCCACGTTCTACAAGTATTTCAATTTGTTTAGGAAATATTTCAACACCTGAATATCCTAATGCATCTGAAATTTTTTTAAGCGTAGACTGCATCAAAGATGCAGGTATAAATTCTTTTGTAAATAAAAATATATGTGCTCCACCAGATTTTGATCTGAAGACTATAAGTGGAAGTTTTAAACTTCTTATTTTTTGTATTAAGCTCTTGTGCTCAAGATTATATTGATCAACATCAATACAACCCC